TCAGGCGCGCTTGGCATCTGCATCATGAACAATCTTCGGGCGTGGCCGGAACATTCCGGCCACAGCATCCACCCCCGCGCGCAGGGGCGAATCCATCAGATGCGCATAGCGCAGCGTCGTCTGCATCTGGCTATGGCCCAGAAGCTTGCCGATCATCTCCAGTGATGCCCCACCACTGACCAGCAGCGACGCGAAGGTGTGGCGCAGGTCGTGGATGCGCACATGGGGCAGGTTCGCCTCGCGTTGCACCATCATCCAGAACCGGCGGAATTCCTTGACGGGCTGGCCCGGTACATCGCCGGGGAAGAGCCACGGGTTGCCTTTGGGCACCACAAGCGCGCGCTGGCGCACGATGGCGGCGACATCGGCTGAGATCGGGATGCGATGGACTTTGCGCTGCTTGGTGGTTGCCGCCGGTTTCGACCAGACGCCGAGTTCCAGATTGAACTGCTCGAACTGCGCCTGACGCACCTCGCCCACACGACTGCCGGTCAACATGCAGATCCGGATGATGCCTGCGGCGCGCTGATCCACGGCCGTATCCAGCACTTCGGCCAGCCTGCCGATTTCTTCATGGGACAGGAAGCGCTCGCGCGCGGTCTCGACCCGCTTCTTGAAGCCTGCCGCCGGATTGTCGCTGCGCCAGCCCCATGTGATGGCAAGACTGAACATCTTGCGCAGCACCTCTCCCACGCGGTTGGCGCGGACTGGCGTGGGCTTCTTGCCTTGCAGCTTGCGCGCGCGGTTATTGGGCTTTTGCTTTGATGGGCGCGCCCTGCCCTCGGCAATGAAGTTGAGCAGTTTGGCAACGTCATGCGGGGTGATGTCCGCCACCAGCTTATTGGCCCAAAGTGGCGCAATCAGCTTGGTCAGCACCGCGCGCTGATCAGAGGCATTCAAGGGCGCCAGATGCGGCACATGCTCGAGCAGATAGCGATCGATCATGTCTTTGAACCGTGGGGCTTCGCGCAAATCGCCCCGCTCGCCCAATGGGTCGCAGCCCTCATCGATGACGCGGCGCAACTCGCGGGCCCGTTCTCTGACCGCCGTCACGCTCCATTCAGGCCAGCGGCCAATCGCCATGCGGCGCTGGCGCCCTGCGAACCGGTAATCCAGCACGAAGGATCGCGCGCCAGATCGCAAGACACGGATAGACAGCCCCCGGATCTCGGTGTCGAAGACTTGGTAGTCCCGATCCTCTTCCGGGATCAGCTCTCGCACTGTTTTGTCGTTCAATCGCAATCGCTTGACCATGCTCACACCTCCTGCTGCGCCTGACACAGGCGTAGATGCGCAGGCTTATCAAGCGAAGCATGCGGCCCCATCCGGCACATAGGCGTCGACCGGCGGTGATGCGCCAACTGACCGCCGGTCATTGAATTTGCTGAGAAACTTCGTCCACGCTGGAATTTTGCCGACCTCAGAACCGGCAGAATCAATGCCAGACGGTGGCATGGTTGCCGCGGACAAGCGGGGCATCAGGCCGAAAGGGCCTTGAAATCAGCCCCAACTTTGTAAATTCCGTTTCAAATCAATGACCGGCAAGGGTTTTGACCCCTTGCCGGTTGGCTCAATCCGCGTTTTTGCCTGCGAACCTCAGCGAAACACGCGGAAATCTTGTAAATCGGGCCATCGGCGAAGCTCGCAGCCATCCGCGACTCTGTCCGCGCGCCAGATCGGCCCTCGCATCCCCGCATGCTGCGACCGGCAGATTTCCAGAAAAACCCAGCAATATCAATGACCGGCAAGGTTTGGCCGCATCACCGCCGGTCACTGCCTTCCCGCCACCCTGCCTGCTCTGCGCTTCTAAAGCCCTGAACCCCGTCCATGCCGGGCGACGACCAGGAGAGACCAGATGACAGAAACAGCAACGTTCCCCAGACCCAGCAAGCCACGTCTTCTGAGCGGCTGGATCAGCCGCCTCGATCTCGCCCTTGAACTTGAGGTCACCGTCGAGACCCTGCATCGCTGGGAGAAGCTGCGCTTCGGGCCGCCCTGCGTGCGCGCCGGCCGCAAGATCTACTACCGGCGCGATGCCGTGCAGGACTGGCTGATGCTGCAAGAATTGCCAGCTGCCCCCAAGCGCGCGGGGGCACGGCGATGAGTCTTCCCCTGCCCTTTCGCAAGCGCGGCCAGCGCGAACAGGTCCGTCAGGACTGGATCGACGAGCGTCGGCGTGAAGCGCGCATCGTCGTAGCCGATGTCGTGAACCATTCCGACCACCTGCTGCGGCTGGCCTGCAATGTGCTGGTCCAGCATGGCGAGACGCCCTCTGAGCGCGAAGACGCGCGGATCCTGCTGGTCGTCCTCGGTGCCAAGTCACCCGGGCGTGCAGACCGCCACCGGCCTGATCTGGAGCAGCGGCGATGAAGCGGCGCGGCACACCCGAAGCGGATCTGCAGCGAAGCGTGGTCACCGCGCTGAAATTCGCGCTGCCCAGGACGGCCATCATCCATCACTGCGCCAATGAGGTGACCGAGCCGGGCCCTCGGGGTGCAAAGCGCCAGGCGATCCTCGTGGGCATGGGCGTCCATCCGGGCTTTGCCGATCTAATGGTTCTGTGTGACAGCCGCGTGCTGTTTCTGGAGCTGAAGTCGCTCAAGGGGCGGCTGAGCCCAGAACAGGAGGCGTTTCGCGACGCGGTCCTCGCGCAGGGCTTTGGCTGGGCGCTGGTCCGATCTGTCGACGACGCGCTGGTCACGCTGGCGGATAACGGCTTCACCAGCCGGGCGCAGTTGCCAGTGCGGAGGGCCGCACCATGAGCCACAAGGCAACCGTCTGGGCCATCCAGCAGCGCGGGCTAAAGCCCGCCACCAAGATCGTGCTTTGGTTCCTCTGTGACCGGCACAACCCCGACTTCGGCTGTTTCCCGACGCAGGAACGGCTAGCCGAGGATGCGGAAATGTCGGTGTCCGCGCTGAACGACCATCTTGCGCGGCTCGAGGCGCTGCGCCTTATCCACCGCGTCCGCACCCATGATCCCCGCACCCACAAGCGCCAAGCGACACGCTACATATTGGCGTTCGAGGATGGCTTTCCACAAGAGCCAACTCCAGAATCCGGAGACGGGATTTCGGGAACGGACGAGGAACAGGACAGCGAGCCAACTCCGGAAACCGGACATGGACCCATCTCCGGATTTTCGGCAAAGCCATCTCCGGATTTTGCCCAAAGCCATCTCCGGAATCCGGAGACTAACCTTGTAAGAGAACCTTTAAGGGAACCAGTAAAGGAGGAGGAGGACGCGGCTGCGCGCGAGGCCGATTTTGATCGGTTCTTCGCAGAACTGCTGCAATCGCTGGGCTTTGCCGCCAACGCCGCCCTGCCCGCCTGGTGGCAGGGCTGGCCAGCCAGGACCCACGTTCGCCGCTGGACCCAAGACCTCGGGCTGTCCGAGGATCGTATCCTCGAGGTAGCCAGAGAGACCCGGGCCGATCATCCGAACCCGCCTGATGGGCCCAAGGCGCTGGACCGGTTCATGGAACGGGCAGCACGGCGCGATGCAAGCGCTGCAGCGGCAATCGTCACGAAAACCAAACGCAGCAGGAAGTCGCAGGTCAAGCCAGCCCCCAGCCCGGATGAACTGGCGGCCTTCTACGCGGCCAAGGTCAACTCCGACGAATATCTGCCCAAGGGCATGATCAGCACCGCCATGTGCGGATTGATGCTGGCACGCGGGCTGGTCACGCCCGAACGCCTCAGCCAGCGCGTGGTGCGGTGAATGGCATGGCGTCACGTCCCCGGCATGGATTGTCCCTCTGCGCAGGCGGCGGAGGCCTTGATCTGGGCCTCATGCTCGCCGAACCCGGTTATCACACCCGATGCTTCGTCGAATGGGAGGATTGGCCCCGATCCGTCCTCATCGCGGCCCAGCGCGCCGGGTATTTCGCGCCTGCCCCGATCTGGGATGATTTGCGCAGCTTCGACGCCCGACCCTTTCGCGGGGCCTTCGACACGGTGCTGGCCGGATATCCCTGCCAGCCCTTTAGCGCGGCCGGAAAGCGCGGTGGCGCCGACGACCCTCGCCATCTCTGGCCCGACGTCGCCCGCGTCATCGCCGCATGCGGACCCGAATGGGTCTTTCTCGAAAACGTCGCCGGGCATGTCACCCTCGGCCTCGAGACTGTGCTGCGAGAGCTTTGGGGACTGGGCTACACGCCTGCGGCGGGCTTGTTCTCGGCGGCAGAAGTCGGCGCGCCGCACCAGCGGCTCCGCGTCTTCATCCTGGCCCACACCGATGAGCCTGCATCCCGGTACGGATCGCTACAACCCGGCTGGGAACAGCGACTTCACCCGCAAGGCGGAGGCGCTGGCGCTGGGCATCCCCAACTGGTCGACACCGAAGGCGACAGACGGCGCGAAGGGTGGGCCGGGCCAGAGCTATGGCTCGGGCGGGACGCCACCCCTGCCCGCGCAGGCGGCACAATGGCAGACGCCGGTGGCCGACGACCAGATGGATCGGCTGCGTGGCAAGATCAACAGCCGGGGCGAGCCGAAGCTATCGGCACAGGCGCTGCAATGGCCGACCCCGGCGGCGCAGAACTGGAAGGGGAGCAGCCCGGCCAGCGTGACGCGGGCGGATGGCAAGAGCCGGATGGATATCCTGCATTACCGGGCGGAGCAGGGCTTCACCCACCCGGCCCCGGCGATCATGCGGCATGGGCGGCAGTGCTCGCGACACGCCCCGATCTCACGCCCGCTGTGGGCTTCGATGATTGCCTCGCATGGGCGCGGCGCATGTCGGCGGCTCCTGAAGGGCCGCTCACGGCGGCGGCTGAACCCGCTCTTCGTCGGATGGTTGATGGGCTGGCCCATCGGTCACGCGCTCTGCGCCTGCTCGGCAACGGAGTTCATCCTCTGGCAGCAGCGCATGCGTGGCGCGCTCTCGCAGCTGCCCATGGCCTCGGGCCCGTGGATCTGGCGGCCATCGGACGAGGCCCAGCGCCCCGCGCAGATGACGCTGTTTGAGGTGTGGTCTGAATGACGATACAAGGAAAGATCGGGCGGCCAGGCGGCCAAAAAACCAAACGCGCGCTGGGCGTGCAGGCGGCGCTGGAATGGGCCTTTGGCGTGGAAAAGGCACAGCTGGAACTGCCCCTACCGAAGGGCGTGGCCGAGGAAGGCTTCGGCTTTGGGCTCGAATACGTGCTGCTGCAACGCGCCATACTTGGCTGCAAGATCGACGGCGGCCAACACAAGTTGGGTGGCTATGTGCACGTGGACGCCGAGGTGATCGCCGCCACCGTCGCGGGCATGCCCGACACCTTGGGTGGTAAGCGCATGGCGATCCGGGTCGCGGAACTGGCACGCGCCGGGCTGACCCCGGACTGGATGCCCAGGGCCGTGCCGCGCTGCGTGCCCGTCGATATCAAGCGCAACCGGCATGGTGATCGCGCGGTCAGCGTCGTGGTCGGCACCGCCCGCGCGCTGATCAGCGGCAAGTGGCGCATCGTCGAGGTCCGCGCCTGCCCCGTCACCTTCACCCCAACCCCACACCAGATCGACGCCGCCCGCCAAGCCTATGACGACTGGTGGCAGGCACTGGACTGGGTACGGGATGGGCTTATCGCGGGCGACATGCTGCGGGAGATTGATGTGACAGGGGCGATGCCGAGCGTGCGGCCGTGGGCTGCAAAGCCTTGATCTTGCGCTCGGCACAAAGAATTCACTCGAAGCGCTGGCATTCAGCAAGTAAGCCTAAGGTATGTTCACCGCTTACCATGGCAAATATACCGCATATGATCTTACGAAGCTGGCGCCGCCCGGCTCGGACGATCAGTTGTCAATGTCGTTGTTCGATGCATCGGTTGATCTCAATCCTCATCAGATTGAGGCCGCGATGTTCGCGCTTCAATCGCCGCTGGCTGAAGGCGCGATACTTGCGGATGAGGTCGGCCTCGGCAAAACCATCGAGGCAGGCATTGTCCTTTGCCAGAAATGGGCTGAGCGAAAACGGAAACTAATCATCATCTGCCCAGCGGCCATTCGACAGCAGTGGGCTGCAGAACTGACGAACAAGTTCAATCTTCCCGCAGTCGTCATTGACGCTCGGACCTATCGACAGATGAAGATGGAAGGCATTCCATTCCCTTTGTCACAGAAGCGGATCGTCGTGCTATCCTATCATTATGCTGCAAAGCTTCAGGATGAGCTTCGGCAAGTCGATTGGGATCTGGTTGTTATCGACGAAGCGCACAAGCTTCGTAACTCGTACCGACCCAGCAATCGCATCGGGCAAGCTCTTCAACGAGCAGTCGAAGGCCGCAAAAAGCTCCTGCTGACGGCTACTCCCCTCCAAAACAGCTTGATGGAGATATTCGGGCTTACGAACTTCATTGATCCAAACATTTTCGGCGATGCCAACAGCTTCCGGTCGAAGTATGTGAATGCCGGTGGCGATCTGCCCGAGCTTCGCGCAAGGCTCGCGGATTTCTGCAAGCGCACGCTTCGGAAGCAGGTTCTCGAGTATGTCAAATATACTCAGCGCCGTGCCATCACGCAGCCATTCTCGCCGGCGGAGAACGAGCAGGCGCTGTATGACGGCATTACGCGCTTCCTACAACGAGAGGACACCTATGCAATACCCTCTCAACAGCGCCATCTAACCGTTCTTATCCTGCGGAAGCTTCTCGCTTCGTCATCACAGGCCATCGCAGGGACGCTTGAGACCCTACGCGCCCGCTTGGTAGCCCTGCAGAAAGGGGAACCGGTAAAGGATGATCTGGCGGAGGTGATTTCATTCGAGAACGAGCTCGAAGAAGAAATTCTCGACGAATGGGATGATGACGATGCGCAAGACCCCACAGGGGCCGAGCAAATCGACTTCGCCAAGCTTCGCCTGGAAATCGACGATATTTCAGGTCTGATCCAGCTTGCACATTCGATCCAGATCGATACTAAGTCCAAAGCGCTGCTACAGGCTCTCGAGATAGGCTTTTCGGAGCAGGAGCGGATGGGCGCACAGAGAAAAGCCCTGATCTTCACAGAGTCGCGCCGCACCCAAGACTATCTCCGCGATTTCCTCGCGCGCTACGGTTACGCCAATCAAATTGTGACCTTCAGTGGCACTAATTCCGACCGCAAGGCACAGGAAATTTACGAGCGCTGGCTTACCGATCCGAAGAGCGCCGAGCAGATTACAGGATCGCGCGCCATCGATGTTCGTGCTGCACTGATAGAAGAATTCCGCGACAATGCCTCGATCATGATCGCAACCGAGGCCGCCGCCGAGGGTGTCAACCTGCAATTCTGCTCGCAGGTCATCAACTACGACCTTCCGTGGAACCCGCAGAGGATCGAACAGCGCATCGGACGCTGCCATCGCTATGGGCAGACGCATGATGTGATCGTCGTGAACTTCCTGAACGAACGCAACGATGCAGATAAACGGGTTCACGCGCTTCTAACCGAGAAGTTCAATCTGTTCGATGGTGTATTTGGGGCTTCAGACGAGGTCTTGGGAACGATTGAGTCCGGCGTCGACTTCGAAAAGCGCATTCTGGCGATTTACCAGGACTGCCGCACTCCGGAGGCCATCGCCGCAGCTTTTGATGAACTTCAGACCCAGCTCGAGGAACAAATTCGGAGCCGAATGGAGGATACAAGGCGGGCCCTGCTGGAGAACTTCGACGAGGATGTCCACGCCCGCCTGAAGCTGCGCCTCGCTGACGCCCGCGAACAGTTGGACCGTGTCGGGCGCCGGTTTTGGGATCTGACCACTGCTATCCTCGCCGACAAGGCCAAATTCGATGAACCAAATCTGGCCTTCGACCTTCTGGCCCCGCCGACCCGCGACCTGCGACCGGGCCGCTATCACCTGATCTCGCGGAACTCGGCCGCAGACCCGGCCAAGAACGAACACGGCTATTTCCTCTACCGGCTGTCGCACCCTCTTGGCGAGCATGTCATTGAATCGGCCAAGGCCGCTGACACGCCAGTGGCCGAATTGCGGTTCGATGTGACCAATCACCCCACACGCGTGGCCATCGTCGAGGCGCTGAAAGGGCGGCGCGGCTGGCTGACGCTGCGCAAACTTGCGGTGACGACCTTCGAGACCGAGGAATACCTGCTATTCTCGGGCATCGACGACAATGGTCGCTCCATCGACCACGAAGCCTGCGCCAAGCTGTTCTCGGTCGGTGCTGGCGTTCACCCCATCGACATGCCCGCCCCTGCCATCGCCGACCTCCTTCAGGCTGAGGCCGAGCAGCATGCCAAAGCCACCTTGAACCGGTCGCTGGATGCCAACAACAAGCACTTTGCCTCGGCCCGTGAAAGGCTGGAGCGCTGGGCTGAGGACAAGGTCTACGCGGCAGAGAAGGCGCTGAAGGACACCAAGGAACAGATCAAGGGGGTGCGTCGCGAGGCGCGGGCAGCTACCACACTCGAAGAAGAAGCCGCCATCCAAGCCAAACTGCAGGAACTGGAACGTCGCCAGCGCAAGCAGCGGCAGGAAATCTTCAACCAGGAAGACGAAGTGGCCGACAAGCGGGACGAGTTGATCGCCAACCTTCAAAAGCGGCTCAGCCGTGGCCACTCGGTTGAATCGCTGTTTACGGTCCGCTGGGCCGTCGTGTAGACCAGCCGAGTAACATCAAGGAAAACAAGAACAATGAGCAATTTTGACGCCCTCGTTGCCAAGCTGCGCGAAATCTTCCAGATCGACCGGCCTGACCTCGATTTTGGCGTCTACCGTATCCTCAACGCCCGCGCGGGGGAAATCGAGGATTACCTGTCCAAGCGTCTGAAGGCGCGGGTGGCCGAAGCACTGGCTGCCGGTGCTGCGGCCAATACCGAAACGCTGAAGGCCGCGATTGAGAAAGCGCGCGAAGCTGCTGAGGCCGCAGGGTACAATTCAGACGAAGCTCCGAGAGTTCTGAGCCTCCAGAAGGAACTTGCAGCCGCCAGCGGGGCCACGTCGGAGCATGAAAATCAGGTCTTCTCGCACCTGTTGACCTTCTTCTCGCGCTACTACGACAAGGGCGATTTCATCAGCCAGCGCCGGTACAAGGGTGATACCTATGCCATCCCCTATTCCGGGGAAGAGGTCGTGCTGCACTGGGCGAACCGCGATCAGTATTACATCAAAAGCGGAGAATCCTTCTCGAACTTCAGCTTCAAGCTGGATGACGGTCGACTTGTGCATTTCCGCCTTGTCGCTGCCGATACGGCCAAAGACAACCGCAAGGATAACGACAAGGAGCGCCGCTTCGTTCTGGCCACCGAGCGCACGGTCACGCGCCTTGACGAGGAGGGCGAGGGTTTTGAAGAAACCATCCGTCCGATCGAGGAAGAGGATGGCGCGCTGGTCATCCGGTTCGACTTTGCAGCACAGCCCAAAGGGACCAAGCAAGAAAAACTGGTTGAGGCGGCGGTGGAAACCATTCTGGACAGCGAGACTTTCAAATCGAGATGGCTGGAACTGACCAACCGCGCGCCGACGGAAAAGAAACCGCAGCGCACCTTGCTGGAAAAGCACCTGACGACCTACACGCAAAAGAACACCGCCGATTACTTCATTCACAAGGATCTGGATGGTTTTCTGCGGCGCGAACTGGATTTCTACATCAAGAACGAGGTGATGAACCTGGACGATGTGCAGGAGGCCGGGGCCTTTGCCGCCATCGAAAGAAACCTACGGATGATCCAATGCCTGCGGGCCATCGCTCTGGACCTGATTACCTTTCTGGCCAGCATCGAGAATCTCCAGAAAAAGCTATGGCTGAAAAAGAAATTCGTGGTGGCGGCGCAGTATTGCGTGACGCTGGACCGGGTGCCGGAGGCGCTTTACCCGGCTATCGCGGCGAACCCCGCGCAATGGGCGCAGTGGCATGATCTGGGGATGCGGGCATCCGCGGCGCCGGGGACGGTGGAGGATCTGAAAGCCGCGCCCTTCCTGATGGTGGACACCGCGCTCTTTGATGCGGGTTTCCGGGCTGACCTGTTGAAGGCGATCCCCGATCTGGATGCTAGCCTCGACGGGCTGCTGGTTCATGGGGACAATTTTCAGGCGCTGAACCTTTTGCAGGATCGATACCGGGAAAAGGTCAAATCAATCTATATCGACCCGCCTTACAACACTGACGCAGGACCGATCAGTTACAAGAACGGCTACCGGAGTTCGTCGTGGGTTGCCATGATGCACGACCGCGTGAAACTCGGGCGTGAGCTATTGCCTCTCGACGGGTTGCTCACCGCCACGATCGATGACTATCAGTACCGTGAATTGCACTTCGCCATTGAAGAGGTTTTTGGCGCTCAAAACCTCGCAGGTACCGTTGTAATCCGAATGAACCCGTCTGGCCGCCCGCTCCCACAAGGCTTCGCACAGTCCCACGAATACGCAATCGTCGCGAAGCGGTCAGACTTAGCTCAGATCGAGAACTTACCGAGAAGCGAGAAGCAGAACGCCAGATATAAGCACCGCGATGACGACGGTCAGATGTACATGTGGGAACTGTTCAGAAAGCGCGGATCGAATTCCGAAAGAACTGACCGGCCTTCGCTGTATTATCCGATCTATCTCCGGGGTGAGGACTTTCGGGTTCCCCGAATGACTTATGATCCTGATCGCAAGGATTGGGATATTCATGAAGAACCGGATACCGACGAAAGCGTCATCTACCCTATTGACGACAACGGAACCTTGCGCACGTGGCGTGGCTCACCGGATGATTTGATCGATAATCCAAGCAACTATCGTGTGAAGATCGAGGACAGCAAAGTCACGGTCTACTACAAGTTTCGCCCCAACTCTGAGGGTGTGCTTCCGCTCACCAACTGGATCGATGCCAAATACTCCGCAACGGAGCATGGAACGGGATATCTCAAGAACTTCTTTTCGGAATACAACGTTTTCTCCTATCCGAAGTCGATCTACGCGGTTGAAGACTGCATCAGGGTTGGTGGCGCAACGGCCAATGCAACCGTCCTCGACTATTTTGCAGGATCGGGCACGACTGGACACGCAGTCATAAACTTGAACCGGTCCGACCAAGGGTCTCGAAAGTACATCTTGGCCGAGCAAGGCGCTTACTTCGAAACTGTCATTAAGCCACGCTTAAAGAAGGCAGTGTTTTCTGCTGATTGGTCAGAGGGTAAACCCACCGCCCCCGAAACCGGCATCAGCCATGCCTTCAAGGTACTCAAGATCGAGGGCTATGAGGACACGCTGAACAATCTTGATCTGAAGCGTTCGGAGGCGCAGGCCAGTCTTCTGGAACGGTTCAGCGCCGACAAGCGCGACGACTATTTGATGCGCTACATGCTGGATGTCGAGGGACGCGGCTCGCTCCTGTCCATCTCGGATTTCCGCAAGCCCTTTGACTACTCGCTCAAGGTCGCCGTCGACAGCGCCGGGGCCTGGGAGGAGCGCAAGGTCGATCTGGTCGAGACCTTCAACTACCTGATCGGCCTGACCGTCCGCCATATCGACATCCAGCTTCGCCAAGGCTTCGCCACGGTCGAGGGCTGGTTGCCAACGGGTGAGCGGACCCTGATCCTGTGGCGCGACTGCGATAAAATCGGCTATGAGGAATTGACGCGCCTGTGCGACAAACTGGCGATTAACCCGGCCGACAGCGAATACGACGTGGTCTACATCAACGGCGACCACAATATCCCCTCGGTGGTGGAAACGACCGAGGAAGAGGGCAGCGTTATCAAGAAGCTGATGCTGCGCCAGATCGAACCCGCCTTCCTCGATGCGATGTTCAACGTGGATGACGTCTGATGGCGCGTGCGGCGAAGAAAAAGCGCACCTTCCATCACGAGTTGGTGCTGAACCGCTGGATGCTGAGCCATTTTTACGGTGACGGCCTGATGACGCTCAAATCGCGGTTGGGCGATGACCGGTTTGAGGGTATCGACGACGATGGCCAGACCAAGTTCTTTCATGAGCTGACGCGCAACCTGTTCAACATGGACCGCGTCACCGAGGCCGAGCTGCGCCGCTATGACCTGAACATCGTCGCATATTGGCAGAAGATCACCCATCGCCGCAACGCCGCCACGGGCGAATTGCTGACGATGAAATATTTTCAGTATCTGTCGCTGCTGTTCACCGAGATCTACCTCGACTGGTATTTCAACCGGCGACAGGACTTGCTGGACGGGCTGAATGCCCAAATGGCCGCGTATCGGAAAGAGGACGGGGCCGAACCGTTTCGCGATTATAGCGCCGACGACCTCAACAAGCTCGCCTTCTGGAACGCGACAGGCAGCGGCAAGACCCTGCTGCTGCATGTGAACATCCTGCAGTACCTGCATTACTTCCAGGCGGGCAACGGCAACCTATTTCCCGACCGGATCATCCTGCTGACCCCAAACGAGGGACTGTCACGCCAGCATCTGGAGGAATTCCGCGAGTCCGGCATCAACGCCCATGTCTTCGACAAGAACCAGACAGGTTCGCTGTTCAAGGGCTGGGTGGATGTGATCGAAGTCACGAAGCTGGCCGACGAGATGGGCGACAAGACCGTCGCCACCGGCGCGTTCGAGGGCAACAACCTGGTGCTGGTCGACGAAGGCCACCGCGGCACCGGCAGTGCGGGCGGGGTCTGGATGGCGAGGCGCGCGGCGCTGGTGAAGGGCGGCTTTGCTTTTGAATACAGCGCGACCTTCAGCCAATCAGTCGCCAAGGGCGCCACGGTTGCAAAGGCCGAGGAAGACATCCTGAAGGCCAAGGCGAAGCGCCTGTTCGACAAGACTTTGAAACAGCTGGACGACACGGAACGCGCACAACTGCAGCTGACCAACGAAGATCGCGCCCGCGCCCGCATCGACGGCATTCGCGAGGCCTACGCCAAGGCGGTGCTGATCGACTACAGCTACAAGTATTTCTACGCCGACGGTTACGGGAAGGAATCCCTGATCCTGAACCTGGACGACAAGGGCTATGACAACCATGGCGATCTGTATTTCACAGCGTGCTTGCTCAGCTTCTACCAGCAGCTCTGGCTCTGGGACACGCACCGCGACAAGATCAGGGACTTCAATATCGAGAAGCCGTTGTGGGTCTTCGTGGGCAACACTGTGGCCGGAGAGGACAGCGATATCCTCGAAGTCATCAAGTTCCTCGCCTGGTTTCTGAACCATCCCAGCGAAGCCACGACATGGATCGCAGACCTCGTTGCCGACAAGGCGCGGCTGCTGGACCCGAAGGGTAACGACGTATTCGCGGGGCGCTTCTCCCCCTTGATGCAGCGTGATGCCGCGACGATCTATGACGATATCCTGAAGCGGCTGTTTAACGCCGATGCGAGGCAGCGGCTGAAGTTGGTGAACCTGAAGAACAGCAAGGGTGAGCTGGCCCTGCGGGTCGGATCGTTCGATCCCTTTGGCCTGATCAACATCGGCGACGATTCCGGCTTCTTCAAGAACGCCGAGGACAGCAGCGACTTCGATACCGAAGCGGACGATTTCGGGACCGGGCTGTTTGGCACGATCAACCAGAAAGATAGCAAGCTGAATGTCCTGATCGGGTCGCGGAAATTCACCGAAGGCTGGTCAAGCTGGCGGGTGTCGACCATGGGTCTACTCAACATGGGGCAAGGCGAAGGCTCACAGATCATTCAGCTTTTCGGTCGCGGCGTCCGCCTGAAAGGACGCGGCATGTCGCTGAAACGGTCACTCCCCGCCGAGCGGCCGAAGGGCACGCACATGGAACGCCTTGAAACGCTGAACATCTTCGGCGTCCGGGCGAACTACATGGCCACCTTCAAGGACTACCTGAAGGAGGAAGGCATCACGCCGAGCGACGAAATCATTCAGCTCGACTTCCCGACCAGGACGAACCTGCCGTCCGGGACTAGGCTCAAGACGCTCAAGCTGAAAGATGGCTATAAGGATAATCAGATCAAGGGCTTCAAGCGCGTCCACTATCCGACGTTATACGAGGTCCCGGCCGAGTTCGCGGGCAAGATCAAGCCTCCACACGTCCTGCTCGACCTTTATCCGCGAGTCGAAGCGATCACGACCACGGCGAACGCAACGGCGGGCGCACCGGACAAGCGAAATCGTGGCAAACTGAGCAAGGCGGCAATCGCCTGCTTTGATTGGGATGCGGTATTCACCGCCGTTCAGGAATACAAGCTCCTGAAAAGCTGGAGCAACCTGAAGGTCGACCGAGAGCGCCTATACCAGTTCTGTCTTGGCGACAACAGCTGGTACACCCTTTTGATCCCCCAAGCGGAACTGGAAGTGTCGGACTTTTCAGATGTGCTGCGTCAGCAGGACATCATGCTTCAGCTGCTTACCGACTATACCGACCGTTTCTATCAAGGGCTGAAGGCGGCTTATGAGGGCAAATTCTACGATGTCGCGCCGGTTACGGAGGACTCCGGCTCGATCATCAAACTGTACCAGTTTGAGATCGAAAACACCGATGTCGGTCTTGAGTACAAGGCAAAGCTTGAGGTCCTTTCCGCCCTCGTCGCGTCTGGAAAAATCGGCGAGGCCAGCAATTGGAACGCACCCCATATGGTGGCGATCAGCTTCGGACAGCACCTGTATTATCCCCTGCTCTCTCCGATCAAAGATGCGGTCGTCCCACTAAAGATGCGACCACTGGCAATTGGAGAACCAAGCGAGGTGCAGTTCGTTGAGGACGTCATGGCCTACTACGACTCGCCTTCAGGGAAAGAGAGGCTGAAAGGCTTCAGCCTTTACCTGCTGCGCAATGCCGACAATCGCGCCAAGGGGCTCGGTTTCGCTCTGGCAGGCAACTTCTATCCTGACTTCCTGCTCTGGCTGGTGGACGACAAAACTGGCAAGCAGTGGCTATCATTCATCGATCCTAAGGGCATTCGAAACCTGAACATTTCGGACCCGAAGTTTGGCTTGTATAGGGAAATCAAGCAGATCGAGAACCAGCTGGGTGACGGCATGATCAGCCTAAACGCCTTCATCCTGTCCGTGACGACCTTCAGCGACCTGCTAAATGTCACAGGCTCTACCACGAAATCGGAGCTCGAGGACCGAAATGTCCTATTCATGGGCGACGGGGGGCCGACATATCTTGATAAGCTGCTGGCCAGAGCCCTCACCTGAGCCGGGGCAAGTTGAGCTCCCCCCCGGCATGGTTCCTCCCGGGCGCGATCCGTATACGGGGGGGCTGAGCGCGGCATTTCGCTAGCGACTGGCTTTTTCACCGGGGAATCCACTTGGAAGCCACCCCGGCGGCCCTGCCGGAAATTGTGACTCAATTTCAGAACCTTACCCGACAGCATCGGTGGCCAGGGTGGATTCCTTTTGGAAGCCAGGGAATCCACTTGGTGGGTTCTTTTGGCCAGAAAAGCCACCCTCAGGCCAGATCGGCAGAACACCTTGATTCCAAGCCACAAAATGGATTGACATTTCTAGCCCCCTTGACGTACCCCTTGATTGTCGAAGAGTTGCGCCCGGAGGAAACCCCTCGCGGGCGCTTTTGCTTTCCCCCATCGCGGACCCTGACACAGCAACCGGCGTTTGCCGGGGCTTGCATTGGTCTGTCCGCCCTGCCCCGGATCCGAACCCCACCCATGGACCTTGTCTTTGCGCCGAGCCAGATCGAGAGCTGGCCGATCGACCGGCTGCGCCCCTATGCCCGCAATGCCAAGATCCACGGCACGGACCAAGTCGCCAAGATCGCGGCAAGCATGGCCAAGTTCGGCTGGACCGTGCCTTGCTTGGTGGCTGACGATGGCGATCTGATTGCGGGCCACGGTCGGGTGCTGGCCGCCATCATGCTGGGGCTGACCGAGGTGCCGGTGATCCGGCTCGGCCACCTGGATGAAGCGGAGCGCCGGGCGTACCGGATCGCGGACAACAAATTGACCGAGTTGGGCGAATGGGACGAGGCAATGCTGCGCGACGAGATCGCGGGGCTGCTGGCCGAGGATTTCGACCTTACGCTGCTGGGCATCAGCGAGGATGATCTCGATGCGCTGTTGCGGGATCCCGATGCGCTGGGCGGCGATGGCCCCGTCGAGGGCGAGGACGACGTTCCGGAGTTACCGGTCACCCCGGTCTCGGTGGCGGGTGACCTTTGGCAGCTTGGATCGCACCGGCTGATCTGCGGCGACAGCACCTCCGCCGATGTCGTCGGGCGGCTGCTCGGCGACGTGAAGCCGTTGCTGATGGTGACGGACCCGCCTTACGGCGTGGAGTATGACCCAAGCTGGCGCAACCAGGCGGGCGCGGCCAAAACCAAACGAACCGGCAAGGTGCTGAACGACGACCGGGCCGACTGGCGCGAGGCATGGGCGCTGTTCCCCGGCGATGTCGCCTATGTCTGGCACGGCGCGCTGCATGCAGCGACGGTTGCTGAAAGCCTCTTGGTTGCAGGTTTTGCCATTCGCTCGCAGATTATCTGGGCCAAGGACCGGCTGGTCCTCAGCCGCGGCGATTACCACTGGCAGCATGAGCCCTGCTGGTATGCGGTGCGCGTCAAGGGCAAGGGGCACTGGGCGGGCGACCGCAAGCAGACCACATTGTGGCAGATCGCCAACCGCGATCAAGATGCCGACACAGTGCACGGCACGCAAAAGCCGGTCGAATGCATGCGCCGTCCGATCCTGAACAATTCCAGCCCCGGGCAGGCGGTGTTTGAACCCTTTATGGGGTCTGGCACCACGCTGATCGCGGCTGAAACCACGGGACGCGTCTGCTTTGGGATCGAGTTGAACCCGGCCTACGTTGATGTGGCCATCGAGCGCTGGCAGCAATTCACCGGCGCCAATGCCGTGCTGGCGGAAACGGGCGAGACCTTCGCCGAGTTGAAGGCCAAAAGGCTGGCCGCATGAACGCGCCCCTCCTGCCGGGCCGGATCGAACATTGGCCGCTGGCCCGGCTGAAGCCCTATGCCCGCAACGCCAAGACCCATGACGCCGATCAGGTTGTGAAGATCGCTGCCAGCATGGCCGAGTTTGGCTGGACCGTCCCCTGCCTCGTCGCCGCCGATGGTGAGTTGATCGCAGGCCATGGCCGCATCCTGGCGGCGGCCCAGCTGGGGCTGTCCGAGGCCCCGGTCATCGTGCTGGACCATCTGACCGAGGCGCAACGCCGGGCCTATCGCATCGCCGACAACAAGCTCACCGAGCTGGGCGGCTGGGACGAGGCCCTGCTCCTCGAGGAGCTGCGCGGGCTGTTGGCCGAGGATTTCGACCTCGGGCTGATCGGGATCCCCGAGGATGAGCTGGACGCGCTGCTGCACGCGGGCGACGAAGAGCGCCCATCGATTTCTGACGATGCGGCTGATGCCATCCCCGCCCCGCCTGCCGAACCCATCACTAAGGCGGGCGACATCTGGGCGCTGGGCAAGCACCGGCTATGCTGCGGCGACGCGACCGATCCGGCCGCTGTCGCCAGGTTGATGCAGGGTGCAGAAGCCGCGCTGATGTTCACCTCGCCACCCTATGCCCAGCAGCGCGACTATGGCGCGGCCAGGGAAAAACTCGGCGATTGGGATGCGCTGATGCAGGGCGTGTTCACTGCAGCGCCGGTCACCACCGACGCACAGCTGCTGGTCAACCTCGGCCTCGTGCACCGGGACAGCGAATGGCAACCCTATTGGGAAGGATGGGTCGAATGGATGCGCAAATCTGGCTGGCGACGCTTTGGCTGGTATGTGTGGGATCAGGGCCCGGGCTTGCCGGGCGACTGGAACGGCCGCCTGGCCCCGTCGCACGAGTTCATTTTCCACTTCAACCGCGCGCCCCGCAAACCGCACAAGACGGTCCAGTCAAAGCACGCGGGCGAAACTTTGGGCGGCGGCGGGCTGCGCGGGGCCGACGGCACCGTGCATGCCAAAACCGGCACAGGCAACGCGATCCAGAGCCACCGCATCCCGGACTCTGTCTTCCGCATCATGCGCCACAAGGGCGGGCTGGGTGCGGCCGGATCGCATCCGGCGGTGTTCCCCGTGGCGCTGGTCGAGGCCGTGCTGACCGCATTCTCGGATCCGGGCGACCTGATCTACGAGCCGTTCTGCGGCTCCGGCACCCAGATCGTCGCCGCCGAACGCGCTGAGCGGCGCTGCTTCGCGATGGAACTGGATCCCGTCTATTGCGACGTCGCCGTGCGGCGATGGGAACTGGCGACGGGGCGAAAGGCACAGTTGGAAAATCGCAACGAAACCACCATTGGCAAGGAGACAAAACAGCAATGATCATCAACACCCCAATCTGGCGAAACGCTGACCTCATTCGGATCATTCCGATCACGCGCGCGGACCTGAACCAGGCCATATCCCGCAACGACTTTCAGCCTGAAAACACACCCAAGCCCGGAAAGGCGCGCTGGTACAGCTGGAGAGACGTAGTGTCGGTTGCTGCCGCACAGGACTTGCGCAAACTCGGCTTTGGTCCGTCGATCGCATTTGGGCTGGTGCAAAACCACCTGTCACCGTTTCTGCGGGCTAGCATAGACGCCCCGGACGATTGCGCAGGAGTGCTTTGGCTTATCCGTCCAAGTGACGACCATCTCAACATTGAGACCCCGTGCGAGTTCCTGCGGCACACCGAATACGAGGAACTCCTTGTTACGCCAGACGAGAGCGCTTGCATCATCGTGAATATCGGTCGCATTGCAGCCCGCGTTAGCAATGACCTGCAGGCGACCGAGACTGCCAAGATCATCCGTGAGGAATTTCAGATCACAGGACCGGTGATGTGACCCAATCGCGCGGCATGTCGCTGATCGAAGCCGTCACCAACGTGGCGGTGGGCTATGTGCTCGCTGTCGCCACGCAGATCTTGGTGTTTCCATGGTTCGGCCTGCACCCGAGCCTTGGCGAGAACCTAGCGCTGGGCGGGGTCTTCATCGGCATATCGCTCCTGCGCAGCTACGCGCTGCGCAGGCTGTTCGAGCGCTGGACGCACTTGTGATGCCAGTTCCTGATAAAAAATGCAGCTGAGAGAAGCGCCGAATTTTTGGCGCATTCCTGCGATACCAGGAATGGAAATCCAGTAGACGGTGAGCGATATGACCCAGCCAGTGGCAGTGCTTGTGGATGGCGACAATATCAGCGGCAAGAACGCCGCATCCATCCTTGGGATCGCCATGAAGCACGGCGATCCCGTTGTGGTGCGGGCCTATCTGGACGCTCAGCGGGCATCCGACTGGCACGGTGCCATCGGGTATCGGCTGGTCCATGCCGGGTCAGGCAAGAACGCATCGGATATCCTGCTGGCCATTGATGCAATGGACCTTGTTCACGCCAAGACGACCACGAAATTCATCATTGCCACCTCTGACGGTGATTTCACTCATCTCGCAGTCCGCCTGCGCGAACTTGGTGCAAAGGTCATAGGCGTCGGAGAAGCGAAAGCACCACATATGTTCAGGGCAAGTTGCTCCAGCTTTGTGGAACTGGGCACGAAACCGACAGTGAAACTGGTGCCCAAGGCGCCGACAGGCGTCGCGGATATGGACTTGAAAATCCGAGCGATGATTGCCGAACACAGCAAGAAGGGGGCCGGCATGCGCATCGTCGAGCTCGCCCCGAAAATGCATGTGGTGCATGGGATCAAGATCAGTACACTGCCGGAAAAGAACTGGCGAAGCTATCTGACCGCGCGCCCAGCTTTGTTCGATGTTGAGCCGCGCGGCCCCGAAGCAATGGTCAGGTTTCGACCAGAGGGGTTTGCGACGGCGGCCTGACAGGGAAGCTGTGATCGGACCCGTCTCAACCGTCCAGAAGATTGAGTGCCGTGATATAGGGATCGGCGATGTTCCATGACCCTTCTTCAAGGGTTCAGATCGCATCGCTGTTGGCGGACAAGGCCGCGAAGGCTGCGGATACCGCCGCCTCCGCATTCGACGCCTGAACCGTGACGCTTGTGCTTTCCGTCACATCGCGGGTGAGCAGGACCGCGAAGCAGGGCATCAGGCGGCCTCGAGTTTGTACACGGTGCCTCTGCCCGCGACCTTCTCCGAGGTAACCGGCAGGTTCAGCTTCTTCTTGAGGCCGCCCGAAATCAGGCCTCTCGCCGAATGCGCCAACCATCCCGTCGCTTCGACGATCTCGGCGATGGATGCACCCTCGGGTCGCTGAATGAGTGCGATGATCTCCGCCTGTTTGGTGCCGGTGCGGATGGCAACCGGCTTCGGCGTGGAAGGGTTCGGGGAAGCTTCGGACGCATCCTTGGGCCCAGTGACCAGCTCCAGCTTTGCCTTGCGCGCGCTGGCGACGGCGCTGGCCACCACCGGCTCGATCCCGATGGCTTGCAGCCCGGCCTCAGTCGCGATCAGCGTGGTGCCGTGGCCGTCGCCGGTTTCGCGCCACATGGGCTCGCCTCGGCGCAGGTTGGCCTCGACCTCTTCAAGCCAGCCGCGCGTGATCATCGCGGTCACCGCCTTCTGGGCGGCGGCGCCATGCAGGCCCTCGGGCAGTGGCATAGCGAGGTTGCCGGGGCGCGTTGCCGCGCGGCTGAGGACGATGGTTTGGGTGTCGGTGAGTTTGGGCATCTTGGCCTCCTGTCATGGAATGGGGTGTCGGGGATGATCAGTCGCTCTCGGCCATCGCGGCCGCGACTGCGAAATGCTGAACCCAGCCAGTCAGGTAGGGCAGCCCTGCGGGGATCCCCTCGTCGCGCTCAAGCTGGCGCGAGATACGCCAGTCCTGCCACGTGCGGATGGACGATCTGATGGCGGTTTCGCAGTCGATGTTGCAGCCGGTCATGTTGCCGACCACATCGTCAGCGAAATGGCGGCCCATGCGGCTGTCGAGAAAGTCGCGAATGCCAATCATCTCGTCCTCGCTGTTGGCGCAGATGGCGGTGGCGATCAGGGTTGAGGCCAGCACCCAGACCTCGACACTGCGGCGGTCCCGCTGCGGGCAAGTGGTCAGGGTGCCGAAGAAGCCGTGGTCGGGGTTGCGGCTGGGCAGGATGGGGTGCGTCATGACGGTGGTCCTTTGGGGTGAGTTGCATCGTTTTCCTGTGACAACCATCGCTCCAGCCCGCCGATTATCGTAGGCAATTCAGAGCAATATCATGGCTTTATGATCGAGAAGCCTTGGCTCAGGCGATGCGATCCGGATCGGTCAGCGCCGCCTGTTCCGCCTCATGACGCTGGGCGGCGTCGGGCGGGTCACGGCGGGCGTTGACGATGGCGACGAACAGCGCGCGGGCGATGGTAGCGACCTCGTCAGCCCCGGCGCTGGTCAGGTTGGCATCGTGGATCGCGATGGCCTCGCCCAGATCTGTCAGGGCTGAGAGCGTCGCGAACTCGGCGTCGGTCGGATCGCAGGTCTCGGTTTCGCGGTCGTGTTCGGACACGGCGACGCTGCGGCAGAAGCGCAGATCAAACCCGATGGCGCATTCGCGGCGGGCCAGATCGGCGAGGGTTTCGCCCTCAGGCAGGCAATTTGGGGTCATGGGGTTGCTCCTTCGGGGGCGTGGGTTTCGGGGTCGAGTTCGACCCAAGCGTCGTCTTGCCAGACGTAAAGGTGGCAGAACTGACAGGTCGGGCGTGGCATGATCACCGGGTCGCGGGGCCTCTCAAACGCTTCGATCCCGTCGGCGCGGACCTGCCGAATTTCGCTGGCGGCGAGGATGTCCTCGGGCGTCCACGGTGCCAGCGCGGGGAGCATGTGGGAGGGGCGGCCGTCGTAGTGGACATATGTGTGTGCCCATTCCTCGGGCCCGATCTGGATGGCGATTTGCGCGCGCGTGCTCATGTTGGTCTCCGTTTGGCGACGTTTCAGATCAGCCCGTGCTGCTGCAGGACCGGCACGACATCGGCTAACTCGATGGTCAGGCAGTCGATCCCGATCCGGCCGGCCATCTCGAAGACCTCTGCGTTCAGGCTCTTGTCATTGAGGTGGCGCTGCAGCGCGGCGGTGCTCATGGCCTGAACAAAGCGGGCGCGGTCGATGAAAATGCGGGTCGTGTCAGAAGTGGTGGCGATGTTCATGTGCGTGTCCTTTCAGGATTGGGGTGCGGTGGTTTCAGCGGCGCGGCGTCCCGCCTCGAAAGCGGCCTCCAGCGCGGAGCGGATCGCCCAAACCGCGACGTCGTGGAAATCGAGGCGGTCCCAGTTCCGGGTTTCGAGCGTTTCCAGAAAGAGGTGGCGTTCGGCGATCTCCATCAGCTGTGCATCGCGGGCGGCGTTGGGGTCGGCGGGTTTGCGCTTGGCCATGATCAGTCTTCCCAGCGGTGCTCAGGGTGGGTGGTGCGCGCGCGGGCTTCCTCGCGCATCATCTCTTGCGCCTTGGCCATCTCGACCATCCCGTCCGCCTGGCTCATCCGCCCGGACATGACCTCGTCCATCACCCAGTTCATCCGCTCCTGCGCGGGGCTGGTGTGATCCCGCCACCCCTCGCTCATCGAGCTGTGCCCCATCTTCTCTTGTGCGCGCATGGCTGTCTCCGATCCGTGTATCCGGGTTGCGATGCACCCGCTTTGTGAGACAATGAATCGCTCTATCGGGGAGTGTAATCAACTCAAATAGATCGGCTTTCCTGTTTATTTACAATATGTTGAGGACAATCATAGCGCCATGGAAGGTCTATCTGAGCGCGCCTATGCGACCCAGTCCGGCCTGTCGCGCGGGGCGGTGCAGAAGGCCCGTAAGAATGGTCGGCTGGTGCTGTTTGGCGATGGATCAATCAACGCAGCCGCCTCGGATGCGCGGCGCGGGGTGATGACAGATCCCGATCAACAGCTGCGGTCACGCGGCGGGTTTGGCGCGGGTGCTGATGGTCCTGGGATTGGCAACAGTGGCGTTTCCGGGCCCGGCGACAGCACGTCCTACCTCAAGGCCCGCACGGCGCTGACCGTCTACCAGGCGCAGGAACGCCTGCTGTCGATCCAGCGCAAGAAAGGCGTACTGATCGACCGCGCGCGGGCCGAAACGCTGGTGTTTCGCCTTGCGCGGCAAGAACGCGACACATGGATCACCTGGCCCACCCGCGTGGCGGCGCTGATGGCAGCGCAATTATCCGCAGAGATGGAGAAGGCATCGGGGGTGCCCGTGACAATCGAGACTGCGATCCTGCAAAGGGTGCTGGAAACCCATGTCCGAGAGCAGCTCGATGCCCTTGCCGACCTCCGGGTCTCGCTTGGATGACAAGGAAGGTGGAAACGACCACGACCTGACCGAGGGTCTGGATCTCGGGTTTGACGGGGCCGAAGATGTCCTGCGCGCCTGGCGCCGGGGGATGCGGCCCGATGCTGACCTCACCGTGTCGGAATGGGCCGATGCGCATCGCTGGCTATCCTCACGTGCGGCGGCTGAACCCGGGCGCTATCGCACGGCGCGCACGCCCTATCTGCGCGCCATCATGGATGCACTCTCGCCCAGCCACCCGGCGCAACGGATCAGCTTCATGAAAGCCGCACAAGTCGGCGCGACAGAGGCAGGCAACAACTGGATCGGCTTTGTCATTCACCACGCGCCGGGCCCGATGCTGGCGGTACTGCCCACGGTCGAGATGGCCAAGCGCACTTCGCGCGGCCGGATTGATCCGCTGATCGAAGACAGCCCAGCGCTGAAGGAGCGCGTGAGCCCCGCACGCTCACGCGATGCAGGCAATTCGATGCTGTCGAAGGAATTCCCCGGCGGCATTCTGGTGCTGACCGGCGCGAACTCGGCCACTGGCCTGCGTTCAATGCCCGCGCGCTATGTGTTTCTGGATGAGGTCGATGCCTATCCGGCCTCGGCCGACGAGGAGGGCGACCCGGTCACGCTGGCCGAGGCAAGGACCACCACCTTCGCGCATCGGCGGAAGGTGTTCATGGTCTCGACACCTACAGTGCGCGGGCTGTCGCGCATCGAGCGCGAGTTCGAGGCATCGGACCAGCGCCGCTATTTCGTGCCCTGCCCGCATTGTGGCCATTTGCAGTGGCTGCAGTTCGAGAGGCTGCGCTGGGGCAAGGGTAAGCCCGAGACGGCCATGTATCACTGCGAAGGCTGCGAGAAGCCCATCGCCGAGCACCACAAGACAGAAATGCTGGCGCGCGGCGAATGGCGGGCGACGGCAGTGTCGGCGAACCCGAATGCCATCGGCTTCCACCTCTCGGCGCTCTATTCGCCAATCGGCTGGAAAAGCTGGGAGCAGATTGCGCGGGACTGGCTGGCGGCGCAGGGCTCGGACGAAATGCTGCGCGCCGCGCGCAACACGCTTCTGGGCGAGACGTGGATCGAGAGCGGCGAAGCGCCGGAATGGCAGCGCCTCGCGGATCGGCGCTTTGCTTTCCCAGCGCAGATCCCCGCAGGCGGGTTGTTCCTGACAGCAGGGGCCGATGTGCAGAAGGACCGCATCGAGGTCGATATCTGGGCCTGGGGCCGGGGTATGACCAGCTGGCTCGTCGATCACATCGTCATTCCGGGCGGGCCGGATGATCCGGCCTGTTGGGACAAGCTGACCGCGCTCCTGGGGCATACATGGGTGCATGAACACGGCGCGGTCATGACACTGGCGAAGCTCGCCATCGATACCGGATACGAGTCCGCAGCCGTCTATGCATGGGCCCGCAAGCAGGGCATCGCGCAGGTGGCGCCCGTGAAGGGAATGGAGGGGTTCAACCGGGCAACACCCGTGTCGGGTCCGACCTACGTCGATGCCACGGTGAATGGCCGCAAGCTCAAGCGCGGCGCGCGGCTTTGGACGGTGGCCACGGCCACCTTCAAGGCGGAGACCTATCGGTACATGCGGATCGAGCGGCCGTCTGAGCCGGAGGCACCCAGTCCTGCTGGCACGATCCACCTGCCCGACTGGGCCGATAGCGAATGGCTCAAGCAGCTGGTGGCCGAGCAGCTGGTCACCATCCGCGACAAGCGCGGCTATGCCCGGCAGGAATGGCAGAAGATGCGCGAGCGCAACGAGGCTCTCGACGCAAGGGTCTATGCCCGGGCCGCAGCGTGGATCCTCGGGGCTGACCGCTTTGACGAACGGATGTGGCGACAACTGGAGAAACAGGCCGGCGTTGAAACGGCCTCATCGGCTGCGAAACCGGACACTGACAGACCGACGGAACCACAGGCCGGGCGTATCACCGCCCCCCGACGGCGTGGCTGGAAGATCAGCACGCCCCGATACATGGAATGAGCAAACCCCGATGACCCTCGACGATCTGAAATCCCGCCACGGCGCGCTGCTGGCCGCACGCTACAGCGGCACGCGGTCGGTCAGCTATGACGGCAAGACCGTGAATTATGGCTCGGACGCAGAACTTGCCGCGGCCATTTCCGACATCGAACGCCGGATCGCCAAAGCCGAGCGTGGCACCGGGCGTGTGCTGCGCCCATATGCTGTGAAGGATCTGTGATGAACTGGCGGCAGCGCCTTGGCGCGTTCATCGGTGGGTTCGATGCCGGTCAGCACCATCGCCGCCTGCGCGGGTTCCGCGCGACGCGCGCCCATGTCAACGCGCTGATTGCAGCCTCGGGCCCCGACATCACCGCCCGTGCCCGTTGGCTGGTGCGCAATAACGGGTATGCCGTGAACGCAGTGGAAAGCTGGGCCGCCAACACTGTGGGCGACGGGATCAAGCCGATATCAAAAATCGCCGATGCAGCCCGCAAGGAAGAGCTGCAGCGCCTCTGGCTCGCCTGGACCGACGAGGCCGATGCCGAGGGGCTGACCGATTTCTACGGGCTGCAGCGCCGCGCCGCACGTGAGGTGTTCATGGCGGGCGAGGTCTTCTTCCGGATCCGCATGCGCCGCGCGGGTGATGGCCTGACGGTACCGCTGCAGCTGCAGATGCTGCCGGCGGAGATGTTGCCGCTCGAGCAGACCGGGACAGCGGCCAATGGCAACGCGATCCGCCAGGGCATAGAGTTCGACCGCATCGGGCGGCGCGTCGCCTATCACTTCTTGCGCCGCCATCCGGGCGACAGTACCGATCCGGGGCTGGCAGGTGAGGTGGTGCGGGTGCCTGCCAGCGAGGTGATCCAGGTCATCGACCCAGTTGAGGGCGGCCAGCTGCGCGGCGTGTCGAAACTGGCGCCCGCCATCGTGAAGCTGTTTCTGCTCGATCAATACGACGATGCCGAACTGGACCGCAAAAAGGTCGCGGCGATGTATGCGATGTTCGTGACCTCGCCCGCGCCGGAGAACCCCCTCGCCCCGGCCGAAGACGAGGACGGACCAGCCGGTGTCGAAATAAGCCCCGGCCAGATCGTGCGGCTGGACCCCGGTGAGGATGTCACCGTGGGCCAACCTGCCGACAGCGGCGCGACCTATGAGCCGTTCCAGTACCGGACGCTGCTGCAGATATCTGCCGCGCTGGGCATCCCCTACCCCTACATCGCCAATGACATGGTGAAGGGCAACTTCTCCAACTCGCGCCTCGCCCTGATCGAATTCCGCCGCCGCGTCTCGGCTTGGCAGCATTCGGTCATGGTGTTTCAACTCTGCCGACCCGTCTATGCGCGCTGGATGGATGCGGCGGTGCTGTCAGGTGCCCTTACCCTGCCCGGCTACGAGGCCAACCGATCCCGGCTGCTCACCGCCGATTGGCTCCCCACGAAATGGGACTGGGTCGATCCGCTGAAGGACGCCAATGCCGAAATCGCTCAGATCGAGGCCGGGCTGAAATCCCGCACGCAGGCCATTGCCGAGCGGGGCTACGACGCCGAACAGGTCGACCGCGAGATTGCCGCGGAACGGACGCGCGAGCGGTTGCTCGGCCTCGACTTCCGTCGCCCCGGATCGCCCGCACAAGGGGTGCAGGCTTTGCCGGGCCCGCAGCAAGAGGACGGGGGCAAAGGCGATGACACTGACCAAACAGACGAAAGCGATGACGCGGAGGACCGCCCGCGCCCAGACGAGGACCAGCCCTGATGCTCCATGCCCGCATTGCCGCGCGAGCTTTCAACACGCCGCTGCTGGTCGAACCGTCCAAGGCCATGGCATTTCTCTCTGGCCTCGGGCCGCGCATTCTGGGGCGGCGGGTCGAGATGGTGGACGGCAGCGAAACCGCAGATGGCACCATCGCCCTGCCCGCGCGCGCCAGCATTCTGGCCGGAGGTTTGACCGAAAGCCTACGCCATCATGGCGATGCGCCCTATCCGGTGGTGGACGGGATTGCCGTGATCGAGATTTCTGGCGTGCTGATCCATCGCGGTGGCTGGATCGGGCAGTCCTCGGGCCAGACCAGCTACGAGGGGATCGCCGCGCAGATCGAAGCGGCAGCCAATGATCCGGCCATTCGCGGCCTTGCATTGGAAATTGACAGTTTCGGGGGCGAGGTCGCTGGCGTCTTTGACCTCGCAGATCGCATTCGTGCCATCCGGGGCAGCAAGCCGGTCTGGGCTTTTGTGGCCGAACACGCCTTCTCGGCGGGCTATGCGCTGGCCTCTCAGGCCGACCGCATCGTCTTGCCGCGCACCGGCGCGCTGGGCAGCATCGGCGTGGTGGTACTGCATGCCGACATGAGCGGCCAGTTGGATCAGGACGGGGTGCGCGTCACGCTGGTGCATTCAGGTCAGCACAAAGTTGATGGCAATCCCTACCAGCCCCTGCCCGAGGCCGTGCAAGACGACATCCAGCGCGAGATCGATGTGTTGCGGTTCCTCTTCGCCGAAACCGTGGCCGCCGGGCGCGCTGGGCGGCTTAGCCAGGAGGCAGCTCTGGCGACCGAGGCCGCGACCTATCGCGGGGTCGATGCCGTGGCCGCTGGCCTTGCCGATGAAGTCACCGATCTGGCCCGGGGCTTTGCCGCCTTCCGGCAGATGCTGGCGCGCACTCCGATCCTTTCGCCCACGCGCAGCCAGCGCGTGGCGGCAACTCAGTCCCGCAAGTCAACCCAACCCAGACAGGAGGCAATCATGGCCACCCAGAACGACCCCGTCGACAGCCCGCAAGACACCGAGATCGGAGTGACCGATATTGACGATGGTGAAACCGATGCTGCCGATGACCTGCCCACTACTCGGGTCCCGGCCCCCGCTGCACCTCACGCTTCCTCTTCTGCGGCACCTGCCCCAGAGCAGACCGCCACGCAGACCAGCAACCTCGCCGAGCTCTCGGCGCAGCTTCGCGAGGCGGCGGCGGAGATCGCAGAGATCGCGGCGCAGGCAGGCCGCCTTGGGATCACAATCGACGCGGCCAAAGCGCTGCGCGACGGCACCGCACCCGAGGCGTTGCGCAGGCTGGTGCTGGAGCGCGCCAGCGCCGCTGCTGATGCCCGAGATATCGTCGCCGCACCGCCGTCGTTGGTCCTGCCGCTGGCAAAGGAAAGCCCGATCGTCGCAGCCGCGAAACGCGCAGCCGCTTCACCGCGCGGTTGATCCCCCGACCAGCCAACTGGCCTGCCCTCTCTCCCCCGCCGCATCGGCGGGGGNTTTCATTTNACCCCTGACACAGGAACCCCGCCATGACCGTTCTTCATCAACCCGCCACAACGGGCGATGTCCTCAAATACGAGGTCAACCCGAACTTCACCCGCGAGACCGTCACATTACTGGCAGGCACCGCCTATCCGGTCGGCGCTGTGCTGGGCAAAATCACCGTAAGTGGCAAATACAAGCTCGCCACCTCGGGCGGTTCGGACGGAGCCCAGACGGCTGCGGCCGTCCTGCTTTATGCCGTCGATGCCACGCTGGCTGATGCCGTCGGCATTGTCGTCGTACGCGGCCCCTCGATCGTGTCGCGCGCGAGCCTCGCCTATGACGCCACCGTCGATGATGCGCCCAAGATCACCACCAAGCTGGGCCAGCTGGCGGCCCTCGGCATCATCGCGCGCGATACGGCCTGATCTGGTCGCGCGTTCTTCTTTCCTGCCCACCCCTCTTTCCCCCGGAGTACCCCATGACCATCACCCGCAACCCGTTTGACGCGGGCGGCTATTCGCTCGCTGACATGACGCAGGCCATCAACATCCTGCCCAACCTCTACACCCGGCTGGGCCAGATCGGCCTGTTTCGCTTCGAAGGCGTCAGCCAGCGCTCCATCGTGATCGAACAGCGCGAAGGGGTGCTCAGCCTCTTGCCCTCGGTCCCGCTGGGCGCGCCTGCCACCGTTGGCAACCGCGAGGCCCGCTCGATGCGCTCCTTCGCCCTGCCATGGATCCCGCATGACGATGTGATCCTGCCCGCCGATATTCAGGGGATGCCCGCGCTGGGCCTGTCCGACGCCACCGACCCGCTGGTCGAGGTGATGAACCGCAAGCTGACGCTGATGCGCCGCAAGCATGCCCAGACCCGCGAGTACATGGAGATGAACGCGCTGCGCGGCATCGTGAAGGATGGCGCGGGCACCACGCTTTACAATTACTTCGCTGAATTCGGGCTGGAGATGATCTCGGTCGACTATGTCTTCGGCACGGCCGGCACCAATGTGCAGGGCAAAGTCCGCACGACCTTGCGCGCGATCGAGGACAACCTGCTGGGCGAGACCATGACCACCGCCCACGCGCTGGTCAGCTCGGAGTTCTTCGACAAGCTGATCAGCCATCCAAAGACCGAGGACGCCTACAAGTTCTTCTCGGCCACCGGTGGCCAGCCGCTGCGCGAGGATATGCGCCGCGCCTTCCCCTTCGCGGGAATCCTCTTTGAGGAATACAACGGCTCAGTCACCCTGTCGAACGGCACCTCGGAGCGGCTGATCCCGACGGGCGAGGGCATCGCGTTTCCGATGGGCACGTTTGATACCTTCACCACCTATGGCGGGCCCGCGAACCTGCTGGAAACCGCCAACACCATCGGCCTGCCGCTCTATGCGCGCCAGATGATCGACGCCAAGGGCCGCTGGATCGACCTGATGACCGAGGCCTCGATCCTGCCAGTCAACAAGCGTCCGCGGCTGGCGATCCGCCTGCACAGCTCGAACTGAGGTCTAGCGCATGCCGTCGGGTTTGGCACTGGTCCACGATCGGATTGAGTGTTGCGGGTCAGAGAGTGACTTCATACCGGGCACGCAGGTCTTCGATATGCCGGGCCAAACAGTCTTGTTGCCCGGCAACCTTCAAAGACGACCACAGTTCCGGATAGCTCATCGCCCTGAACACCGGCGTCGCCCCAGCGACCCGCTCCGCGAAAGCCGCGACCTCTCGTCTGTGATCAGCGAAAATGGGGCTCGCTGACGGGTTGGCAGGCTCCCAGAACAGATACAGCAGGGTCGCCGGACGTTCGCCGAAGGTTCCAGCAATACCGAAAGCATGCTTGATCAACTGCGCAGCATCCAGCCAGCGATAGCTTTCAGGTGCGTCCGTGAGTCGAAGCATCTCTCGAAAATAGCCCTGTTCGCGCCGTCTGCCCTGAATTTGTTCCGCGTATGCCGGCGAAAACCTGGCGCGGTGCGATGTGAGATACTCCGTCAGTTTCGACTCGATCCCGACGACGCCGCTCTCTCCGGAGAGCAGCACATCGAGGTTCGGTGGCGTACCGCGCCGAAGGCCTGTCGGACACTTCTGCTCGAAGGCAAGTGTCTCGAACCGACTGTGGTCCGCCAGGGCAAGTTCGCCAATGCGCCGTCGAAAAGGTGCAAAGGCGTTTACGGCAAGCGCCGATGACGAATGCAGGGCGCGAAACTTGGTCTTCAACTCGTTGCCGCTCCCTGCACCGAGGTCAGCCTCGAAATCCTCCGGTGACACCATTGGCAGAAGGATGTCGCGGAAATCAGCAGCGTAGCCCTTGTCGTCGAGCACCACTGAGGGGCGTTGGCAGGAAAAGGCGTCTTGAAGAGCCGTGAGTGCCCGGTTTCGGATCGTGCCAGCGGAAATGGATTTGTGATTCATGAAAGCAGTATAGCCGTGACCAGCATATTTGCAGCCGCCATCGACAACCTCTTCGCCGATCCGAACATCGCCCGAGGCGCAATCTTCGTCGCGGACGGTGGCGCGCGCCAACTCATCCGCGTGGTCCTGCGCCGCGCGGATGATGTCACGGGCTTCGGCGATGCGCGTATCTGGTCGGAAACCATGCGTGTCGATCTGCGCGTGGCCGAGGTGCCAGCGCCGCGCCCGGGCGACCGGATCGAGATCGACGGCGAAGGTTTCAACATTCAGGGCGAGCCGGTACGCGAACGCGAACGGCTGGTCTGGACAGTCAATCTGAGCCCGGCGTGACCTGCAGTGAAACTGAAACTCGACCTCTCCCCCGACATCGTTGCGATGATGGCCGCCGAGGTCGCGGCAGGCGAGCGCGCGGTCTCCGCCGCGATCCGAGAGGCTGGAACCAGCCTCAAGACCGCCTGGCGGGGCCAGATCACCGGCGCAGGGCTGGGCACGCGGCTCGGCAACTCTATCCGCCTCGCCAGCTTCCCGAAGTCCGGAGACAGCCTGAACGCGGCGGCGCTAGTCTGGTCGAACGCACCGGTGATCGTCGGCGCGCATGACACGGGGCCGCTGATCCGGTCGAAAGACGGGTTCTGGTTGGCGATCCCCACCCCTGCCGCAGGGAAAAGCACCAAAGGCGGCCGTATTACGCCCGGTGAATGGGAGCGCCGCACAGGGTTGCGGCTGCGGTTTGTTTTCCGTCGTCGCGGGCCGAGCTTGCTGGTGGCAGAGGGACGGCTGAACACCAAGGGTCGCGCGGTGGCGTCGCGCTCGAAGACGGGGCGCGGGCTGACCACAGTGCCGATCTTCCTGCTGGTCCCACAGGTCAAACTGCGCAAGCGGCTGGATCTCGCGCGGGATGCGGAGCGGGCGGTGGACGGCGTGCCAGGGCGGATTGTGGCGAAGTGGGTCGAGGGACAACTGGGCTGACCTCTGCTATGCGAACTTTGCTGAAATTCGACATCCTTGTGCAAACGTCCGCATTGAGCCATGCAGGAAAAAATGCCCGCTCGACTCCTACCGTGCTTCACACGATCACGTCTTCAACCGGTCGTCGCAACGACATGGGCAATGCAGGCGCACGACCGAACCGAACGACGAGGTCGGGCCGAACACCCGGCATTCCGAGCCAACGTGCAAATTCGGGACGCACCGAAGGCACTTCAATGGGTTGATTAATATGCGCATTCCGAATTCCAAGCGCTGTCGCCTGAAGTGCAAAGCGCTCAAAGCTTTTGCCCACCTTAATCCAATGGAACGGATCAGCCTGATCCGCGATGAATACGGCAACTCCGGCTGATGAGCGAATATGATCCCGGTATTTTGTATTTTCGGCGTCTTTGGTGAAAAACGCACCAAACAAACGATCGCCGATCCACTCCGGCACAACCGGATTTCCGGAACAGAGACCAAATAGACCATCTCCCGTCGCAATGGCTTTGTCGGGACTAAATCTCAGCCAGCCGCGCAATTCCGATACAAAGGCGTGATCATCCATCTGAGCGCTGTTTCCCTCGACGACAAACTCCGAAATCGCTTCGAGTTCTGCCGGTTCAGTGAAAATCAGGACGGACACGCCGTCCTGCTGCGCCGCTGCATTCAGCAGGTTGACGTCGTACGCCGAAATGGGTTGCCCGTCATAGACAGATCGGGTCGACTGCCGGAGCGGTATCGCTTGGTAGAGGGTGTCATCAAGGGGCTGTGCTTTGCCGAACACGATGTCGATGGCTGGCTCTGACCCGCTTACGACGGCTGCTTCGGCTGGTCGACCATGTGCGCGTGCCGCGATGAGCAGATTTTCAGCAGCGCATCCCAGGCTGACAAAGAGGTGATGATCATCGGGATCGACGACTTCCGTCCGACGCGACAGGTCTGGAAGGATTTTGACTCCTGCCTGGTCCAGATGAAATTTCCAAGGTTGCGTGTTATGTCCGTTGGCCGCAAGCGTCGCCATCCTCACCAGTTCCTGAAGCGTTGGATCATCGGAAAGCAACCGTCGCTGCCGCTCCAGCTCTTCATGATATCCATTCAGACGCGGCCAAAAACCGTATCCTAGGGTTCCAAGCGCAGCCACGGACAATCCTGACACGATAAGGGTTCGGCGTGAAAGCATGTCCACTTCTCCATTTCCGAGAGTCTCCCGCTGCTATGCCGAATGTGCCTGCTCGTCTTTGACAGTAATCAATCTGAGCCGGGAGAGAATTCGAATGGCCCTAGTACGATCTGAAACAGCCATCGGTGTGGGCTGCTGCATATGTTATTTTAGGCCCTTTGCGGTCATTGGGCTCCAAGCAACCTTCAATTAATCAATCTGTCTTGGAATAACACATGCCCATCAGCCGCGAAACCGTCCTCGCCGCGCTGCACGCGCGGCTGCAGTCCCTTGCCGCCCTTGTCCTGCGCGATGAGGTGCTTCCCGAGCGGATCCCGGCAGCGGGCTTGGTCATCCTGCGTGATGGCCAGCCGGGCGAGCCGGAGGTGACGCTGTCACCCTTGCGCTATCACTATCAGCACCGCGCCGAGCTGGAGGTGGTCGTCCAGGCGGGCACCGGCCGGGCCAGCTCCTTTGACACCCTGATCGCCGCGATTGGCACTGCGCTGGAGGCCGACCGCACACTTGGCGGCCTCTGCGACTGGGTCGAACCCGAGGCTCCGGCCTCGGTCGACCTGCCCGTCGAGGGTGCAGCGGCGCTGAAGGCGGCGGTGATCACCGTCATCTTGCACTATTCCACCACCGGCCCCTTGGCCTGACACCCCCAACAACAGGAGACCCCCATGGCACGTGCGCAAGGCGCGCGGGCGCAGATGGCGCTCGGCTTTGAGACAGTTTACGGCACCCCGCCGGTCGGCGGCTTCACCAGGATGCCCTTCGCCAGCACCTCGCTGGGTTCAGAACAGCCGCTGCTGAACAGCGAACTGCTGGGCTATGGCCGCGATCCGCTCGCCCCGATCAAGGATGCGGTGACGGCGGATGGCGATGTCGTGGTGCCGATCGATGCCGCAGGCTTCGGGTTCTGGCTGAAGGCGGCGTTCGGCGAACCGGTCACCTCTGGCATTGGCCCATGGACCCACGAGTTCCAGTCCGGATCATGGACACTGCCCAGCATGTCCATCGAGACCGCCATGCCGGAGGTGCCCCGTTTTGCGATGTATTCCGGCTGCGTGCTGGATCAGCTCAGCTGGCAAGTGCAGCGCTCGGGGCTGCTGACGGCCACCGCGCGGCTGGTGGCGCAGGGCGAGGCGATTGGCACCGCATCCGCAGCTGGCGCGCTCGCCGATCTGCCGCTCCGGCGCTTCGGCCATTTCAACGGCGCGATCAGCCGGAATGGCGCGGCGCTGGGCAACGTGGTCTCGGCCGAGATCACCTATGCCAACAATCTCGACCGGATCGAGACCATTCGTAATGACGGCAGGATCGACGGGGCCGATCCGAGCATCGCAGCACTCACAGGGCGCATCGAGGTCCGATTTGCCGACAGCACGCTGGTGAGCCAGGCCATCAACGGCGATCCCGCCGAGATCAGCTTCGCCTATGTGCTCCCCTCGGGCGAGAGCTTCACCTTCACTGTGCACGCCGTCTATCTGCCCCGCCCCCGGATCGAGATTTCCGGACCGCAGGGTGTGCAGGCGACATTCGACTGGCAGGCGGCGCGCGACAGCACCCTTGGCCGGATGTGTACCGCAACCCTGATCAATGATCTGGAGACCTATTGATGATCCGCCTGAACCTGACCGCCAGCCCCGAATGGCTGGACCTCGCCCCCGGCCTGCGCCTGCAGGTCGCGCCGCTGACCACCGCGCTGATGGTCTCGGCCCGCGCCGATGCCGCCGTCGAGGCCCTGCCCCAGGATGCCAGTCAGGAAGACCTGGCCCTCGCCATGGCCAAAGCCATCGCCCGCCGCGCCGTGCTGGATTGGGAGGGGGTCGGTGATGACGCGGGCAATATCCTGCCCGTCAGCCCCGAAGGCATCGACGCCCTGCTGGAAATCTGGCCGGTCTTTGAAGCCTTCCAGACCTCCTATGTCGCGCGAGGCCTCATTCTGGACGCGGAAAAAAACGCCTCCGCGCCCTCGCCGACTGGTCTTTCGGCGGGGGCGACCGGTACTGCGCGGCCTGTCCCGGCCCCTGTCCCGACTGCCCCACAAAACTGA